AAGAGAACTAGAAAATGAACCTAAAAAAAATGAGGGACGAGATAGCCAAACGGCTAACCAAAATCTCCGTCCTTGAAGACGAGATAAAGACGCTGGAGGAAGCCATCATGCAAGAGCATGGGGCCAATCTTCAGAATCTGCTGAAGGAAAGCGGACGCGGTTACGGTGAACTATCCACCGAGATTGACGGCGTGAAACTGAAGTACGAGGTCAAGGCAACCTACCTCTGGGATCAGGGGAAGTTGCAGTCCTTGTACGAGTCCCTGCCTTTGGCAGATGCGCGTGAGCTCATCAACGCCAAGCTCTCGGTGGCCGCAAAGACCATCGAGCGCATCGGCAACGAGGACGTACTGCGCCGTGTGATGGAAGCACGCACAACCAAGTTCAGCGAACCCCGTATCTCCTTCAAGTAATGCTGAAAATAATCAAAGCAGACGAGCGCCTTAAGCGCACCTCGGACTGCGTGAAAGCGGTTGTGTTCGGCCCTGCCGGCGTTGGTAAAACCTACCAAGCTCGCACGCTGGACGCGAAGAGCACTCTGTTCGTTGACCTCGAGGCCGGTACGCTGGCACTTGGCAAAGACTGGAAGGGCGACTGCCTCGACATCCGAGCGACGTCGAACGAGATGGGCGCGCATCCGTGGGAGCTGGCCAAGGCCATCGCCCTGTGGCTCGGTGGGCCCGATCCTGCGGACGCCAACGGTTCCTACAGCAAAGCAGCGTATGAGTCCGTTGTGAAGGCGTTCGGGCCGGCGTCCGGACATGAGCAGTACGAGACGCTGTTCGTTGACTCCATCACCGTAGCGAGCCGGATGTGCTTTGCGTGGTGTCAGCAGCAACCGGAAGCGTTCAGTGACAAGACCGGCAAGCCCGACACCCGTGGGGCCTACGGGCTTCTTGGACGCGAGATGATTCGTTGGGTAACCCAACTACAGCACTGCCACAAGAACGTGGTGCTGGTGGGGATTCTGGAGCAGCAGGAGGATGAGTTAAAGAGGAAGTACTGGGACGTTCAAATCGAGGGCTCGAAGACGGGTCGCGAGTTGCCTGGTATCTTTGACCTCGTTCTGACGCTTCAGAACTTTGAGGCAGAGGACAAGTCGCAATACCGCGCCTTCGTCTGCCACCAACAAAACCCGTGGGGCTACCCCGCAAAAGACCGCTCCGGTACGCTGGAGCTTCAAGAACCCGCTGACCTTGGGAAGGTGCTCGCCAAGATCCGCGCAGGTAAACGCATCGACACCGCCAAACACTAAACAAAAATCGAAAGCAGTATGTTCAACGCACAATCAACAAACGTCGGGTCAACAGAGATGGAACTCATCCCAAAAGGAACGGTCGCCAAGGCCATCCTTGTGGTGAAGGAGCGCAAGAGCAGTCAGTCAACCGGTGGTGACTACCTATCCATCGAGCTCGCCATCCAAGGGGGTCAGTACAACAACCGGCGCGTGTTCGGGATGGTTTGCAACCCGTTCGATGAGAACAACAGCGAGGTGTGGCGCCAGATGGGCATCGGGGCCATCACTCGCATTCTTGAGAGCAAGGGCGTCTTCAACTACGAAGACCCTGCCTCATACGAGCAGTTCAACAGCGGTGATTTCAACCAAATCATCGAGGCGCTCAATGGCGCTGAGGTCGTCATCAAGGTCGGAATCGACAAGGGCAAGGACGGACGCGCAGACCGTAACTCCATCAGCGACTGGGGTTCACCAAACCCGAGCAGCAACGGGCATAAGCTGTGGAACCAAGCGCATGAGAGTGCGCCTGAGGCGAAAGCACCGGTGCCAGCAGCAAAGACCGCCGCACCTGCGGCGACGGCTGGCAAGAAACCTGCTTGGTTGAAGTAGTACAGTTTGGGGTTGTGGGGGGCGGGGCAATAATGGTTGTCTCGCCCCCCTTTTTTGAGGTAGAACCATCGGCATTCTCAAGCCGCATGGTGTGCAGGGAGATCCTGCAACGACGCTTTTTCATTTTTGCGTCAGTGAAACAAAGGCACTTATGATTTTACGACCAAGACAGGCGCAGTTCGTTGACGCCTGTATCGACGCACTGGGCAAGTGCGGCAACACACTAGGCATTGCGCCAACTGGCGCAGGCAAAACAGTCATGGGCAGCGCAATCCTTGCGCCGTTCGTGAAACGCGGACCGGTTCTCGTCATCCAACACCGCGACGAACTGGTTAAGCAAAACAAGGAAACCTTCAAGCGGTACTGCCCGACGGAGAAGACCGACGTGTATACTGCCGAGCGTAAAGCTTGGTCGGATGGCGCGACCTTCGCAATGGTTCAAACGCTGTGCAGGCCATCCAACTTGGCAAGTATGCCGAGCGGGATGACCGGGCTGTTCATCGACGAATGTCACCACGTGGCGGCTGACACTTATATGCGGATCGTGGACACGTTCCGCGAACGCTCACCGAAAGGCGTCGTTCTGGGGCTTACCGCGACCCCAGAGCGCGGAGACAAGCAGGCGCTCACGTCAGTGTTCAACAACGTGGCCGACAAGATCGGCGTTGGCGAGCTCATCGCCTCTGGGAATCTGGTTCCGCCCAAAGCGTATCGGATGGATATCGGGCTCAACGACCAGCTCCAGAGCGTCAGCAAGACCGGTGCTGAGTTCGACATGGGGCAGGTTGAGGCCATCATGGACAAGCGGGCCGTCCACTCTGAAATCATCCGGCACTGGAAGGAGAAGGCGCAAGATCGCGCAACCGTCGTGTTCTGCTCGACCATCGAGCACGCGCAGCACTTGGCGGAGGCTTTCCGCGAAGAGGGTGTCACTGCCGAGGCCGTCCACTCGGAGATGTCGGACGATGACAATGCGACTATCCTGCGCCGATTCGACCAAGGCCGCATCAAAGTGCTCCTGAACGTGATGAAGCTCACGGAGGGCTGGGACTGTCAGCGTGTCGGGTGCGTCGTATTGGTGCGGCCGTGTTCGCAGAAGAGCACCATGATCCAGATGATTGGACGCGGGCTTAGGCCGTGTATCGACGCGAAGCGGTATCCCGGCGTCATCAAGTCGGACTGCATCGTTCTAGACTTCGGTGCGTCGCTCATGACGCACGGAGACATCGACGCTGGAGACCGGCTCTTTGTGCGCAAGAGCGAGACCGGTGAGGCGCCAGCAAAGAAGTGCCCAGAGTGCGGCATTCAAGTGCCCGCGGCAACGATGGCTTGCCCGGTGTGCGGCTACATCTTCCCAGTTAAAAGCAACTCAGTTGAAGCCATCGAGTCGTTTGAGATGTCGGAGATGCAAATCATATCGCTCTCGCCATTCCGGTGGGAGTCGCTCTTTAACGACGCGGTGCGCATGGCAAATGGACTCACCGCGTGGGCTGGCGTCATCAAGCTGGGGGAAGTCTTCAGCGCCATCGGCGCCCCCAACGGCGGCCCCGTCACCATCATCACGCGCACCAACTCCAAGGAACTTGCTTTGGCTCAAGCGGACGATTACCTGCGCTCCAACGGAGACCGAGCAAACTCGCGCAAGACCAAGAGTTGGATCAAGCTGCCGCCTACCGACGCGCAGCTCAAGCACATGGCGGACGTTCCCATGTTTGGGATGTCTCGGTATCGTGCGAGTTGCCTGCTGACATGGCGTTTCAACGAGTCCCGAATAAAAAAAGCAATTCTTGGCTAAAGAACATGGAAAACCAACCGAAAGAGACAGTATGTACTCAAAACTGTGGCGCGAAATCATCCAACCCGTCCTCGACCAGCGCCGTCGAACACCCAGCGCATTACAACAAGCATCCGAGCGGAATCGAATGCATAGACATTGCAGAGGCATTTTCGTTCAACCTTGGAAACGTGATAAAGTACGTGTTCAGGGCTGGGTTCAAGGACAATGAAGTTCAAGACCTTGAAAAAGCGGCATGGTACCTGAGAAGAGAGATTTCACGCAGAGCAACAACAACAAAATGAAAAACAGACTAGAACAAGAAGCCACTGAGCTTCTGGCACTGACGGAGACACTGCTTCAGTCGCACCCAAACCGGCGTGCGTTCGAGGCGACATTCAAACGCATCGAGGCCGAAATCATGCGCCTCAGAAAGGAGAGCAAATGAGCGGTCTGCCAAGTTGGTACGATGGTTGGCTCACCAACGACGAGAGCGAAGCCGAGAAACAATGCCGTTGCGGCAATGTCATGGAGTGGAGCGTGCGTAGCGAGATGTGGTTCTGCCCTGACTGCGACAATGTGCCAAGCGAGGAGGAGGAGAAATGAACAACGAACAAATCAACGCAGCAATTGCACAGGCGTGCGGGTGGACGGACATCGAAGAATGCACCTGTGGGTTCAAGACCAGAGGTAACCCGCCTTGGTATTCCGCGCACAAAAAGCACATCCCAAACTACTGCAACGATCTGAACGCCATGCACGAAGCGGAGAATGTGCTGACGGAAGACCAGTTCAAATGGTACACGCATTGGCTTGAGAAGCTGATGCCGAATACAAGGTATTGGTCTTTACTGTGTGCGCCAGCCAGCCGCCGCGCAGAGGCGTTCTTGAGGGCAATGGGCAAATGGGAGGAGGTGCAGGGATGAGCGTGTGGATTTCAGTGAAGGAACGACTCCCGCAGGCTGGGGATTACGTTGTGGTTGCTCTAGAAAACGGGCTGTTCTTGGTTTCCTTGATTCGCAAGGACACTGGACGGTGGGTGACCGCAGCAGACATCACCCATTGGATGCCGTTGCCACCAGTGCCCAAAGAGGAGGTGCAGGGATGAGCAGAAACATTTTCGACAAGCTGCTTTTATCAATCTGCGTATTTGTGACAGGCTTGGCTCTTTGCAGCCTATCCATCTACCTTTGGAAAAACGCTATCCGCATTATGATGAGCAAGAACGGGTGCCATTGCGGGGAGGTGCAGCCATGAGAGACCAGCTAGACCCAGACCATTGGTGTAATGGCGGCGAGTACGGTTCGTCGCACCCTGATGCTCTCGCGATGGAGGCGTTGGATGCGGAAAATAAGCAACTCCGCGCCGAGGTGGAGCGGTTGAAGGAAGCTCGACGGTGGATTCCTGTGAAGAAGGCTCACCCTCCAGCCAACGAGATAGTGCTCGTGTGCATTGGGAGCGCAAGCCGCATAATGATGTGCTCGATTGATATGTCTGGGGTGTGGCTGGGCTACTTGCCAACCCACTGGATGCCTTTGCCAGAACCGCCGAAGAAGGAGGTGCAGCCGTGAGCAAAAAATACACAATCGAATTCACCGAAGACTTCTATGTGGGAGAGAACGAAGATTCTGATCTTTGGGAGAACTGGGGAGAGGTGGGTGATGGGAGAAACGAAAAGGAAAGCCTAAAGGTTATGAAAGAGATGCGCGAGGACCTTGAGAGGTTTGGTTTCCGTTTTCGTCTTGTCGAAACAACATGTGAGGAGGTGCAGCCGTGAGTGACTCATGCACATCGTGCGGCGTCTCGTGGCGCGAGCACCCAAGCGTTGCGTTCACCTGCCGGTCTTTGAGCGAGGCCGCTGAAGAGCGAGACGAATACAAGGCTCGTCTTGAAACCGCATCTGACACCATTAAACGCCTCGAAGGCGAGCTCGCCGAATGGCGGCTAGCCAGCGGTGTTGAGGGGCCACTATTCTTGAAACATGAAACTGCTGGCAACCATCTTTGCGGCAATCGCGATCGCTGACACCGTGAAACTTTACCAACAAGAAGACAAAGCCTCCGTCACCGCGTATGTGGCCGTGTTGCTTCTAGCCATGTTCGGAATCTTCTACGCACTCAAAAACGACGATGAGCATCTTTAAGCCAGAGGTCAGGAAAGTAATCGGGAACGAGCCGGCACAGGCTGCTATCGCAGCGGTGCTGGATGATGCCATTCTGAAGCGTCAGGCGAGCCAAGAGAAGCGGGACTACCTCGGGGCGTCTAGGTGGGGAGAAGCGTGCGAGAGACGCCTTCGGTACGAGTACGAGCACACGCCAGAGGACGAAGGCTCGGGCTTCTCACCGGAGGTGCTGCGCATCTTTGACATGGGGCACGACGGCGAAGACCGCATGGCGAAGTATATCCGAGCCGCTGGGTTCGACCTCCTCACCGCGAAGAGCGACGGCAAACAGTTCGGCTTCCGCGCTGCTGACGGGCGACTCGGTGGACACATCGACGGCATCATCGCCGGCGGCCCCATCATCACCGGTGTTGAGTACCCGCTCCTTTGGGAGAACAAGGCGCTCAACGATAAAAGCTGGAACGACACCAAGAACAAGGGCGTGAAGGCATCAAAGCCGGTGTACTACGCCCAGATGCAAATCTACTGCGCGTACCTCGACATCCCCGCAGGCGGGATGTTCACGGCGCTCAACCGCGACACCGGTGAGGTGCTTGTTGAGTTGGTTCCGTTCGACGCTCTCGCAGCCCAAGAAGCATCGGATCGTGCGGTGCGCGTCATCGACGCTCAATCGCCTAAGGAACTCCCGCGCCTCGGCAAAGACCGCACCGACTTTCGGTGCAAGTTCTGCTCGTTCAAGAGCACCTGTTGGGAGGATGCTCCCACTCAGGCACCCAACACCACAAAGCCGTTCTGGCTGAAGTAAGACAGACTACTACCCCAAACAAAATGCAGCCATTGACAGACCGTCGTGGCTTGGTTGACCTACGCCAAGCCCAAGAGCATCTTCGCCTCATCTTCGGAGAGCGAGACTGGAAGGAGAACGAGTTTATCTGCGTTCGCGGTATCGGAGAGAAGGGCACCGAGCAAGAAGGCGTCTTCCGTGAGGACATCTTCGTTGAGCCAGCCAAGGAGGGCTTCGCCCCCGTGTTATCAGCCACCGAGCGGTGGGCGCAGTACAACGTGGCGACCTTCGTTGTCCCAGGCATCTTGAGCGATAGGAGGGCAACAAGCGCCAACGTGGCGCGGATGCGCTCGCTGGTCGCAGACCTCGATGCGGGGGACACTGACGCCAAGATGCGCGAGCTCACCGAGCAGTTGGGTGAGCCGTCGCTGGTCGTGTGCTCTGGTGGAACAACCGACGAAGGCACGCCGAAACGCCACGTCTGGTACGCGCTGGACGATGAAGTGCCCGTGGAGCAGGCCATCCGAATGCGGGACGCTCTTGCCAAGGTCTCAGGCGGTGACTCCGCCATGGGCCTCGGGGTGGACTCAAACCCGTATGGACGCGCTCACCAACCGATTCGGCTTGCCGGCAGCGTCCACGCCAAGCAGGGCAGACCGGTGCAGACCGTCATCGAGTGGCAGTCCGAGAGCGTGTACAACGCGGGAGCTCTGGGGGAGCGTTTGCGCACGTTGCTGCCAGCAGGCGCCGTAGCAACAGAGCCTGGGCTGTTCGGGGCGAGCAGCGGGAACGTGCTGCCCAAGGAACCCGCTTTCCAGCGGGATGTGTTCGAGGGGGGCGCTGGCGGGGAGACTAGGTGGGATGCCTTCAACTCGGTGGCTGGGGCGAATCTGGGGATGGTTCGGCGTGGCGTCATCACAATGGACGAGGCACGCGAGCAAACGCGGGGCTGGATGCTGCAACGAATGCACCCAGCGTGGACGGACGCACGATTTGCTTCGGAGTGGCAGGGACTCGTCAACGCGGACATCCGCCGCAACGGAAAGCCAGATGCACCGGCTCCGTACCCCCGTGCGCCAGCTCCCGCAGAGTTCGCCAACGGAGTCGTGGTTCTCCGCATGGGAAGCGCACCGGTGGATCAAGTACCCCAAGCCCGAGCACACCTACCTTGTTGAGGCGCTTGTCGTCAAAGGCGAGCCGCATCTGTTCATCGCCGAGGGAGGAGCCGGTAAGACCGGTCTTATCGCGGATTTGGCGCTAAAAGTGGCCGCTTATCCCGAGTTCGGCGGGGATTTGGACTGGTGTGGGCAGCGAATCACCAACGGTGGCACCGCTGTTCTCTTGCTCTGTGAGGACAGCCAAACCGAGATGCACCGGCGTATCCTTGAGATTGACCAAGGCGGACTCATCGCGAAGGCCGGTCGGCGCCTTGTCGTTATACCGCTCTCAGCAGTTGGTGGGGCGTTCCCGCTTGTTGAGCGTGACCCCAAGAGCGGGGCACCGGTGGCGTCTTCAAAGTGGGAGGCCGTCATCACTGAGCTCAAGCGAGTGCCTGACCTGTGCTTGGTGTGCGTGGACACTTTCAACGCGGTTTCCCACGGGGACGAGAACAACGCGCTGGCGGTTGCGGAAATGATGCGCGAGGCAGGGCGCGTGTGCGGCGAGCTTCACGCGGCGCTTATGATAACGCACCACATCAGAAAGCCTGGTGCCGAGCCCATCCGCACGCTCAAGGACATGAAGAACTCGATCCGTGGGAGCAGCGCCATACCGTCGTACTTCCGCATCAACTTGGGGTTCTGGCACGCCACCGATTACGAGCGCCGCATGAAGGGCATGGGCCTCGCGCCGCGTGTAGACTCCTGTTACCGGTTCGGGGTGCTTAAGGCGAATATCTCGGGCCTCATGCGCGGCGAGCGCACACTGCTTCGGGACGCCAACGGACTGCTTCAGGACGTCACCAAGGTGGACGTCTACAGCGCCATCAACGTGACCGAGCGTCTTGCGTGGCTGGTGCTGGCTGTGCGAGAAGCAGCAGGGAACCTGCACCCGTACACGCTGGGGAACAAGAACGCAGCCAACGGGCTCTACAAGCGCCGATCAGAACTTCCACCGGTGCTGCGTGCAGTTGGCGCGAGCGAGTTCGGGCACCTCATCGAGGAGGGCTTGCAGAAGGAGCTCATCGTCTCCTGTGCGGTCAAGGGCTCAAAGTCAAAGAGCTACCTTGATGTCCCAGGCGGGGTGCTGGCAGGGGATGAAACCGGTGCCAGCATCCAAGCTGGGGCGTACTCATCCCTACCGGACTGGAACGAGTACGTCTTCGATGCGGAGACCGGCACCTGCGTAGGCAAGGCCGGTCGGGCCGCATGGGGGGCTACCTTCTCATCCACGGGGGCGCAGGCTTTTGATCAGCCGACTCCAGAGTATGAGATGGAGCCTGATGAGGAGCCGCAGCCAGAGGCACCGCACCTGCCTGCAATGCGGTCTCGATTCGCTCAAGGCGAGCGCATAGGTCTCCCGAGAGCCGCTCGACCATCTTCTCCAGATGACGAATAGTCTCATCGCGGCTTGCCAACGTCTTTTGAACGGCTGTGTTCGCCTCGAGCGCAGCCTTCAAATCTGCCTTAATGTGGTCGGCCTCGGTGGTGACTTCAGCGGCTTTTGCACGCTTTTTTGCACGCCATTCACGGTAGTATTCTGCTCTCATTGTAAGTTGCTGTTTTTTAGTTGGTTGTTACTGTTGCACAAAACGCGCAGATTCATGTTTGCAAAGTTCGCAAAGTTTGTGAAGCGTTTTTTACAGAGTATTTTGCGCGAGAGGTGCGCACTGTTGCGCGAGAAAATCAAAAGCTCAAAAAACGGCTCAAAAAACAGCCCAAAAACAGCCCTTGTAAGTCGTTCATGTTCAACGGGGAACAACTTGCACAACACTCGTGCAAGAAAG